TGGGAACGAAAGTTCATGGTTTACTGTGATACAAATGAAAGAATACTTGAGTGGGGTAGTGAAGAGATGTATGTGTGGTATCGGTCTCCAATCGACAAACGACCTCATAGATATTATCCCGATTTCTATATCAAAGTGCAAGAAAGTAAAGATGTTGTAAAAAAATACATTATTGAAATCAAACCTGATCGACAAACAAAACCACCTGCAAAACCAAAAAGACAAACGAAGGGGTATTTACGTGAAGCATACGAATATGCAAAGAATCAAGCAAAATGGAGAGCTGCAGATGAGTGGTGTAAAGATCACGGATTTCAATTTAAAGTATTCACTGAAAAAGAGTTAGGTATTAAATATGGCACGTAGAGCAACAAGATTATCTCCAAAAGCATTACTAAGACTTAGATCAAAACTAATTGACCAAGGTTATGG